AGGGAGCCCGCCACGTATATTTCTCTCTCTATTAGGGATTCGGGCGTAGACTCGATGCCTAGTCGTGGAGTGGTCTATCCGTCTTCGCATCGCGCTGAACGGCGGCGTTGGGTGCCGGTTGTCGCGCGGGGGATGGTGCGGTGTGCGCGGTGCGCGGAGCCGATCGAGCCGGGGTCGCCGTGGGATCTGGATCACCGGGACGACCGGCGCGGCTACCTGGGGCCGTCGCACATGAGGTGCAACCGGGCGACGTCGCGGAAGCGGCCCCAGTCGAGGGTCTGGTAGTGGCGACGCTCGCGCTGGTGGCGCCGCGCGTCGGTTGGCTGCCGGATGCGCCTGATTCGCTGGTCGATGAGGCTGTTGGGTTCGCCCGCCGGTATGGGGGCGGGTTGGACCCGGAGCAGGAGTTGATGCTGGGCGGGATGCTCGGGGTCAGGGATGACGGGCGCTGGCAGACGCGGGAGGTGGGGTTCAACCTGCCGCGGCAGAACGGCAAGGGCGAGGTTCTGATGTGGCGGGAGCTGTTCGGGCTGTTCGAGCTCGGGGAGCGGTTGGTGATCCATACGGCGCATGAGTTCAAGACGAGCGCGGAGCATTTCCAGCGGCTCGAGGCGGTCGTACGGGGGAACCCGGAGCTCGATGCGCAGGTGAAGCGCAGGCCGTCCGGGCAGGTCGTGGGGTATCGGTACTCGCACGGGGAGGAGTCGATCACCCTCCAGGATGGCCGCCGGGTCGAGTTCAAGACGAGGACGAAGTCGGGGATGCGCGGTTTCGCCGGTGTCGACTTTCTGGCGTTGGACGAGGCGATGATCTTGAAGGAGGAGCAGTTGAACTCGGCGTTGCCGATCATCCGGGCGTCGAAGGCGGAGCGCGGCCCGCAGGTGTGTTACGCGGGCTCGGCGGTCGACCAGGAGGTTCACGAGCACGGGATCGTCTGGACGCGGGTGAGGGAGCGCGGGGTCGCGGGCGGGGACGAGTCGCTCGCCTACTTCGAGTGGTCGCTGGACTTCGAGCATCCCGACGATGTGCCGGATGCGGTGACGGATGACCCGGCGGCCTGGGCGTCGGTGAACTTCGCGATTGCGCACGGCCGGGTGCTCGAGGAGCACATGGCCTGGGAGCGCCGCGCCCTGTCGGACCGCGGCTTCAAGGTCGAGCTGCTCGGGGTCGGGGACTGGCCGGCGACGGATGGCGGCCCTGATGTTCTGATCAGCGCGGAGGAGTGGGCGGGGGTGCTCGACCCGGAGATGGTTCTGGTCGACCCGATCGTGATCGCGTTCGACGTGTCGCCTGAGCGGCACTCCGCGATCGTCGCGGCTGGGCGGACGGAGAAGGGCGAGCTCGGGGTCGAGGTGGTAGCGGCGAACCACGGGACCGGTTGGCTGCAGCGGCGGTTGGAGGAGGTTTACGTGGCGCATGAGGTGGCGGAGGTCGTGTGTGACGGGTTCGGGCCGGCGGCGGCGATCGCGAACCGTGTGGACGAGGCGGGGATCACCGTGCGGCGGATGGACTCGGGGGATTACGGGAAGGCGTGCGGCCTGTTCGTCGACCAGGTCGGGGAGCGCACCTTGCGGCATCTAGGGCAGCTTGAGCTCGATACGGCGATCCGTGGGGCGAAGGCGCGGCCGCTGGTTGACCGGTGGGCGTGGTCGAGGACGAAGTCGAGCGTGAACATCAGCCCGTTGGTCGGTGCGACCCTTGCGTTGTGGTCGGCTGTTGAGAACGACGTCGGCAGCCTGGAGATCTTCTAGTGGGGCTCTGGCGCTGGCTGACTGGGCCGCCCGCGGAGGAGATGATCCTCCGCCAGGACCCGCTCGAGGGCACCCGGATGAGCCTGTTCAACAGCGTGATCCCGAACTTCTACGCGGAACAGGGGGTGGCCGGCGGCGCGTGGTTCCCCGGTGACGCGGCGTTGTCGGAGCGGGTGTGGGTCGCGAACCGGTGTATCCAGTTGAACGCGCAGCAGATCGCGACGATGCCGATCCAGCATGTCGGCGGTATGGAACCCGCGTGGGTGTCCGCCCCGGATCCGCATTGGTATCCGAACGGGATCGCGGACGCGGTGTTCACGATCGTCGAGCAGATCTACGGGTGGGGGTTTTCGTGCATGTACGTGACCGACCGGTACGCGGACGGGTTCCCCCGAACGTGGACGGTGTTGGACTCGTCGCAGGTGCAGGTCAAGGTGGTGGATGGTTCCCGCCAGTACAAGCTGGGGGAGGACATCCTCGATCCGCGCCGGGTCGTTCAGATCGACCGGAACCCCGGCGTCCGTGTTGTCGGCACGTCCGCTTTGAGGGCGTACGCGCAGAACGCGTGGGGGTTGTTGGCGGCGGGGAACCAGTCGATGACGGTGAACCAGGGCGGCACCCCGAAGTTTTATTTGAAGTCGGACCGGAAGCTGACGAAGGCTCAGGCGGAGGCGTTGCAAGCCCAGTGGATGACCGCGACCAGCTCGAGGAACGGGGCGCCCCCTGTTTTGCCGCCGGAGATCACCCCGGCGGAGATGTCGTTCGACCCATCCGACCTCGCGCTGTTGGACACGCAGGAGTTCAACGCAAGGGCGATCGCGACCGCGTTCGGCGTTCCGGCGATGCTGCTGAACATGCCCGTGACCGGTGGGCTCACCTATCAGAACCCGGCGGCGTTGGGGGAGATGTGGTGGCGGTTCGAGCTCCGCACCCTCGCAACGAGGATCGCGAACGCCTGGTCGGCGCAGATGCTCCCGCGCGGGCAGTGGGTGACGTTCGATGCCGCGGACACGTTCATGCCGCTGACCGAGATGTCGGATGACGACGACGTACAGGTGGCGCAGACGGCGAAGGCTTCGCCTGCCCAGCAGACGCCGCGGCTAGCGGCGATCGGAGGCACACAATGAGCGAACCGCTCGAGGAACAGCAGGAGATCGCGGCCCCGGAGACGGGGCTGCTTCACAGGGAGTTCGCGGCCAACGTCACCGCCGGCGACGGGCGCACCGTGGACGTGCGGATCGTCCCGTACGGGGAGCAGATCGAGCACAACGACGGGCAAGGCGGCGTCCCCGTCGGTGTCATGTACCGGGAGGAATGGGCACCAGGATCGTTCGACCACCAACTGAGCGCCGCGAACCGGGTGCTAGCGAACTGCGAGCACGAACGGGGGATCGCCGGTGTCGTCGGTCACGGGCTCGCGCTCACATCAGGGCCGGACGCCCTGTACGGGTCGTTCAAGATCCACGACACCGCTAGCGGCAACACCGCGCTCGAACTGATCCGCGAGGGAATCTTCAGCACCGTTTCGCTCGAGGCGCGCGCCCGGTCGGCGGTCAGGACCGCCGCCGGCGTGATCCGAAGGACGAAGGCCGACCTTGTCGGCGTGTCGTTCTCACGGTTCGGCGCGTACCCGTCCGCCAAGGTGCTCGCGCTCCGTGAGCAGGCCAACCCCATCTTCGACGAGGAGTTGTTGCCCGTCGAGATCGACCCCGAGCTGATCGAACGCTGCCGCCAGCTCGGCATCAAACTCCCGCAGCGATACGCGCACCCCGACCCGGAAGGCACCCCCGCTGAGGCGGGCACCCCGGACGCGCCGGCACCCGCACCCACCGACAATCCGAAGGAGAGCGAGTGATGAGCGCAACACAGAGCGAAAGCAGGCTCGCGCGGCTGGTGGACGAGCGGGCAACCGCGTCCCAGCTGCACGAGGAGCTGCTCGCCGGTGTCGAGGCACGCCCCGACGGGGAGAAGACGCTGAACGACATCGAGAAGCAGCAGGTCACGATGTACCGGGAGCGCGGGATCGCGCTCGACAGCGAGATCAAGGAACTGACCGAGAGCATCGCCGCGCACAACGCGTCGGTCGAGGCGTCGAAGAACGTCCGCAAGGTCCTCTCGAGCAACCTTCCGGGTGTCGAGCAGGACGGCGACGGTGTCGTTTACCGGGACATGGCAACCTACGCACGTGACGTGATCCTGACCGGTCAGGGCCGGGTGTCCGGCCAGATCGCCGCGCAGTTCGGGGACAAGAACGAGATCGAGGCGGCACGCACCAGGCTCGAGCTGATCAAGCGCACCCCGGCGAACACCCTCTCGTCGAACGTGGGAGGCCTGACGCCGCAGCAGCACATCGCGCAGATCTTCCAGGTGATCCAGACGGCACGGCCGATCGTCGAGTCCGCGCAGCGGGCGACCCTCGAGCGTGGCGTCCTGTCCTACCCGCGCATCGACACCAAGCCGGTCGTGGCGGTCCAGGGCACGCAGAAGACGGAGGCCGGGAACACCGGCATGGCGATCAGCATGCAGACCGCAACCGCCAGCACGTACCTCGGCGGCGGCGACCTGTCCTGGCAGGCGATCAACTGGTCGACCCCGAATGCGCTCGACCTGTGGTTCCGTCTGGTCGCGGCCGACTACGCGCTCAAGACGGAAACGGACGCGGCCACGGTCGTTTCGGCCAACGCGTTCCTGAACAACATCGCCTCACCGCTCGCCGCAACCCCGACCTACGTGCAGCTGATGGCGGGGATCGGCGCCGGTGGTGGCGAGGTGTACGCGAACAGCGGCCGGATCGCCAACACGCTGTACATGGCGCCGGACCGGTACTGGTACTCCCTCGGCCTCACGTCCGACAACAGCCTGAACTTCGGGCAGGGCGCGATGCTGAACATCAACGGCGAGTCGAGGGCGCTCCGCGTCGTCGTCTCCCGTGGGCTGAACGCCGGCGAGATGATCGTCGGTGACAGTGACGGGCTGCTCGTCGCGGAGACGGCCGGTGCGCCGGTCGAGCTCCGTGTTGTGGAACCCGCTATCGGAGGTGTCGAGGTCGGACTGATCGGTGCGTTCGAGGCGGTAGTCGTCGACAACGGCGCGTTCGCGCTGATCACGACGGCCTCGTAGGCAAGGCCGGGAAACGGGGTGGTCCCGAGGGCACCGGGGCCACCCCACCCCCAAACCCATGAGCGGATTCCGAACATCAATCGGTGGCGTAGCGGTCGTCTGCTGCGTCCACGACAAACCGAAGCGGGAGGTGGTCGAGCTCGCGTTCGACCCCACCCGGACAAAGCTTCATCTGTGCGCCTGCTGCGAGAACCTGTTCACCGAGCGCACGGACACCCCGATGTTCTGCCCCACCTGCCGCGGCGGATTGAAACACCCGCTTGGCGGGCCGCTACCCGAACCGACAGGAGTCATCTGATGGCGAAGACGTACGAATGCTCGAACCCAGCGTGCTCCCTCGGTGCGGTCGGCGTCCCCGGCCGGTTCACCGGCGGGATCACGAAAGAAGGCGCGACTCTGCTGACCGGCAACCCAGAGCCGGAGCACGGCAACGGTGTTTGCCCGAACTGCGGCAAGGCCGGGAAGGAGGAAAAGTAATGGCACAGATGTGTCCCGACGAGGGCTTGGACTTCATCCTCGGCCAGTTCCCGTTCAACACGGCGAAGTACACGTCGCCGTTGAACCTGGCGTTGTTCACGTCGCAGACGGCGTCGACGGTGATCACGCACGCGCAGGCGTTCGCGAACATCACCGAGACGACGTACACGTCGTATGCGCGGCAGTCGTTGGCGGCGGCGACGTGGGGGGCGGCGGCGGAACGGCCGACGAACCTCGGCCGGCAGCAAACCTACCCGCAGGTGACGTTCCCCACGGTGGGCGCGTCGGGGGCGACGATCAACGGGTTCTACATCACGAACAACGGCCACACGGTCGCGATCGGTCAGGCGAACTTCGACGACGTGACCGCTGTGGTGCTTCTGACCAACGACGTCATCAAGGTGACGCCGACGTTCGCGTACCTCCACTAGGTCATGGCGATCTGGCTTCCATTTAAGCGGCGGCTACCTCCGCAGTTCCGTCGGCCTGGTGTGCTGCGCACGTGGACGGACGTGGAAAACGAAGGCTGGTACGACCGGCTCCCGGAGCACATCCGCCGGAACCTCGAGCTCGCGTCGGCGGAGCCGTCATGGCGTCAGCCTCGCGGTTCCGGGCTCGGGTGGGAGGAAGTGATCTACACGCCGAACGCTGACGGGACGGCGATCACGGCGGCGGCGGAAACGATCCTGCTCCCGGACTTCTCGATCCCGGCGTCGTACCTGACGGTCGGGAAGATCCTCAAGTACACGATCATGGGCCGTCAGTCGACGGCGATCACCACGCCGGGCACGATCACCCACCGGTTGCGGTGGGGCGGCGTCGCCGGAGTGTCCGTCGTCGCGTCGGGTGCGTTCGCCCCGGACCCGACAGGGGCGGCGACGAACCTGACGTGGATGGTCGAGTATTGGATGCAATGCCGGTCGGTGGGGGCGACGGGGACGGCGATGGGGTTCGGCCGGATCGAGTGGTCGGACTACGACGACGCGACCGTCGCGACGATCGTGGGGAACCTGAACATGCGGATGGCCCCTACGTCGGCGCCGGCGGTGGCGACGATCGACACGACGATCGATAAGCTGCTCTCCGCGACGTATACGGAGTCGGCGGCGACGGCGTCATGTCAGACGCACGTCGGGATCCTCGAGGCGGTCAACTAGCCCGATGGCAACGGTTCTACTCGGCCGCACCTCAGCGGGCACGACCGGCGACTTCAACGGCGCCGGGCACGCGGCGGTGTGGCGGTTCCAGGCGACAGCTTCGGGCCGGGCGGCGACGTTCTTCGGGAACACGAAGGTCGCGAACCCGACCGGCACGGTCACGATCGGCGCGTACGTGGACGGGGCGGGGCCGCTGCCCACAACACGGATCGCCGGGCCGACCGCCGCCGGCGCGGGCGCGAACGGGTCGGGCCAGTGGTCAGTCGATATTTCGTCGTGGGCGTGGGACATCGTTTCGGGGACGTTCTATTGGATCGGCTGGCGGAACAGCGCGGAGCAGTACGAGTTCCAGGGGGATTCGGTCGCTGCGACGTACACGGAGAGCTCGGGTACAGCCGACTTCCAGGATCCGTGGGGAGCAACGTCGGCGGGTGGGACGACCGCCATCCTGTGGATCGAGGACGCGGATACCACGTCCCCGTCCGCGATCCCCGATTTCCAGCGTAAGGCGTTCCCGTTCCTGATCGGCGACGGACGGATGCAGGGTGTGTCGCGGTCGGCCGCCCGGTGGCGTGTCGGCGGACGGTCAGGGCCGTCACCGATCGGCGGGTGGGAACGGTTCATCTTTCCCCGGCTGCATCCCGACTACGGCGTCGGCGGGGTCACCTACGACAAGCTCGGCGCCCTGATCGCCGGGATGGTCGCAGCAGGAGACGACGTGTTCGAGGCGACCGAGGCCGGAAGCCTCACACCCGACACCACCGCCGCCGGCGCGGACGTCTTCGAGCACGTCGAGTCGGGTGCGTTCGTCGCTGGGACAATCTTCGCCGGAGCGGATGTTTTCACCGCCGCCGAAACCGGCAGCCTTACCCCCGCGGCGTTCCTCGCCGGTGTCGGGTCGAAGGCCGCCGAGAAGACCGGCAGCCTGATCGTCGGGGTGTTCACCGCCGGCGCTGACGTCTTCACCGCGGCGGAGACGGGAACGATCAGCACCCGCGCGATCCCCGCAGGCGCGGACGTGTTCGAGCACAACGAAACCGGGAGCCTCAACCCGGCGGCGCAGCTCCGCGGTGCGGACTCGTTCCAGCCCGCCGAGACGGGAGCGCTCACCCCCACCGGGTTCATCGCCGGGCCGGACGCCTCCACCTTCAACAGGCTCGGCTCCGTGACCACAGGAGCCCTCCTGAGCGGCGTCGAGCAGAAACTCGGGTCGTACCTCAAGACCGGCTCGTTCACCGTAGGAGCCGTCCTGGCGGGCGCGGACCAGGCGACCGTCAACCGGCTCGGGAGCATCACCCCGGACACCACTCTGAGCGGCGGGAAGATCCGGGAGAAGACCAAGACCGGCTCGAACACCGCGGGCACCCAGCTCCGCGGCGCCGACTCGTTCAACGCGGTCGAGACCGGATCGCTGACCCCCGCGACGTTCATCCTCGGCGGCCGGGTAGCGACCCTCAACCGGTCGGGATCGCTGACCATCGGCACTCTCGTCGGCGGGACGTCCAGCTACGTGTCCGGGGCGGCGCTTCCGCCCGTCCCGATCCTGACCGGCTGGATCGCGACCCCGAACCAGGGCGGCCGGATCGGCGGCGGCGTCCGAGGTCAGATCAGGCAGCCCGTCACAGGGGAGGTCACCTAGATGGTCATCACCTTCGAGAACTTCCAGCCGACCCCCCGCTACGACGGCCTCCCCTGGACAGAGGCGCGGATTCAGGAGGCGGCGACCGCGGACGCGCTCGATGCGGCCTGGACGACGATCGAAACGATCACGCTCAGCCCCGTCGATGCCGACCCGGAGAACCCCGCCTCTCGTGACTTCACGACGGAGAACGGGACGGCCGCGGATCTGTGGTACCGGATCGTGTTCGCGGACGCGACCGGCGACGACCTGCTCCCGACCGTCCCGGTGCAGAACACGACCCCGATCGCCGCCTACGCGACCGTCACCGAACTCGCCCGCATTTTAAAGATCCGGGTGCCGACCGCGGAACAGACCGACGCGATGGAACGCGTCTTGCTTGCCGCCGCCGGTGAGATCAACGCGGAGATCGACCTCACATCCGCGCAGGGGCTGTCGTCGTGGCAGCTCGCGTTGGCGCAGGAGGTCAACCTCGAGCGCGCGGTCGAGCATTGGCACCAGCAGGAGACCCCGTTCGGGCTGATGGCGTTGGGTGTGGACGTGCCGGCGGAACGGACGGGGCAGAACACCTGGGAGCGGCACGCCGTGAAGCTCGCACCGCTCAAGTCACAGTACGGGTTCGCGTAGGTGGCGACGCTCGCCGTGATCATGGATGCCCTCGCCACCCAGATCCGGGGCGAACTTGACGACGTCACCGACGTCGCCGTTCAGGTCGAACCCCGCTGGGTGTCGAGCCCAACGTCCCCGTGCATCGATATGTACCCGACCGACCCGTCCGACGACGAGGAGCTACGGGCGTTCGGGGACTTCATCGGCGGCGATCTCCTAACGGTTCGCGCGCGTGTCGATATGGCGGACACCGTCGCCGCGCAAGACCTCCTGCTCGCGTTCATGGACGACGAGGACCCCTTGTCGCTCGCCGCCGCGATCATGTCCGACCCCACGTTGGGCGGGTTGGCGGGGTCGGTCGACGTTCGCTCACGATCCGGGTACGTCCGGTCATTGGAGTCCGGCGACATGGGCTGCCTCTGGAACATCGTCATCGTGAAGGCCCGGTCGTGACCCAGGTCGCGGAACGTAACCTCCTGCGCGGCCCGACCGACGTGACCCGCGACCTGACCGTCCGCCTGCACACCGGGGACACCGACCGGGACGAATGCACCCGGCTGCCGCACACCGAGTACGGGGAAGGGTTCTACTACTCCCCCGACCACGACCTGTCCGTCGCGGTGCTCCCCCCGACCGGCCGCGAGTACGAGTTCGGCTGTTCGGTCGTCGCCCGCCAGAACGCCCGCTACGCGGAACGGCTCGGGTACCGGCACACCCTGATCGACCGGCACGACTGGGAAACCGACCTGTACGAGATCCGGTCGTCGCAACGGGTCAGGCAGGGGCGGGAGATGCCGCCCGCCTACCTCGAGCGGCAGACCTACTCGCCGGACGCGATCCCCGCCGACCACTGCGACCATCATCTGACCGCCGTCCACGGTGTCGTCCAGGAGGGGCGGCTCGTTGCGTACGCGCAGATGGTTCAGTGCGGCGAGATCGCACGGGTCAACACGCTGCTCGGCCACTGGGACCACCTCCCGAACCGGGTCGTCTGGCTCCTCGTCGTCGAGCTAGTGAAGTGGCACATCGACCGCTGCGACGCCCGGTTCGCGCTGTACTACACGCACCTGTCCGGGCATGGGCCGGGGCTCAGGTACTTCAAGGAGCGGCTGGGGTTCCGGCCGGCGCGGGTGACGTGGGAGCAGTGACCTTGGAGCAGGTTCGGGAGGGCGCGGAACCCGCCATCTACCCTCAAGCGGTACTTGAGGGTTGCGAGACGGCGCTGGTGCTGTTCGCCGCCGCGTTCCACGGGCAGCAGGACGCCGTCTGGTTCGCTGAGGCGGGGCTGGCCGCCACCTGCGTGGACGTGGACGCGGAGAAGCTTGGCGAGATGGAGCAGGTGTACCCGCAGGATTGGGAGTACGTGTACGGCGACGCATTCGCCTACGCGACCGCCGCCGACCGGGTCTGGGACGTCGTGTCGCTCGACCCACCGTCTGACCTGTTCGCCCGTTGCGCCGAGCTCCTGCCGCTCTGGTGCCTGCTCGCGAACCGCGCCGTGATCCTCGGCACCGGGAAAGACACGCTCGTGGTGCCGCCCCCTGGTTGGCAGATCACGAACAGGCTGTGGCGCTCCTGGTTCCAGGGCGGCACCTACTGGACGGTCGTGAAGCCATGCTGAGGTACGAGGACGTCACCGCCTGCCTGATCACCAAAGGCGACCAGCCGGAGATGCTCGCCCGCATCCTCCAAACGCTCCCGTACCCAGAGGTCATCGTCTGGGACGACACCAGGCCGGAGCACCGGGTGTACGGCCGGTTCCAAGCGATGCGGGAAGCGAAGACCAGGGTTTGCTACACGCAGGACGACGACTGCCTGTTCACCCACCATGACGAGCTGATGGCCGCCTACGAGGACGGCATCCCCACGTACGTGTACGGGCACTACCCGGAGGAGGGCGGGTTCGGTGACACCCCGTTGCCGTGCGGCGGTGCGCTCGTCCCCAAAGACGTGGCGTTCGCCGCGCATGACCGGTACCTCGAGCACTACCCGGCCGACGAGGCGTTCCTGCTCTACTGCGACTTCGCCTGCGGCATCCTCTACCCGCGGTTCAAGCAGGTGCACCTGCCGTTCGAGATCGACCTGACGGTGGCGCAGCGGCCGGACCGGATCTGCAACACGCCGGGCACCCCTGCGATGAAGCAGCTGGTCGCCGACCGGTCCAGGGCGCTCCGCGACCGGACGGCGGTGGCGGCGTGAGGTCGGTGGTGTTCCGCCGTCACGATCTGGACGCCCTGGGCGAGTTCCTCGACCGGGCGGGCGCGGTCGTCCCGATGGAAACGGTCGCGGACGGGCTCGCGGACGAGCACATGATCGGGATGCGCCACGACTGCGACAACGTCATCGTCCCCGCCGTACGGATGGCCGAATGGGAAGCCCGCCGCGGCTACCGGTCGACGTACTACATCCTGCACACGTCCCCGTACTGGCAGGACAAGCCGCTCCTGCGTCACTCCCTCGACGTGATCGCGAGCTACGGACATGAGATCGGGATCCATAACGACGCGGTTACCGTCGCGTTGGAGACTGGCCGCCGGCCGTCGGACATTCTCGCGGAGGCGATCGGCGAGCTTCGCGGGTACGGGCACACGATCCGGAGCACGGTCGCGCACGGCAACAGCCGCTGCCACGTCGACCACTACGTCAACGACGAGATGTTCTTCGAGTGTTTCCGCCCCACGTACGGGGGCATCGAACGCCTCGGGATCTACACGGACCAGCTCGCGAAGTTCGGGTTGGACTTCGACGCGAACTGGTTGTCGCGCGGCGACTACCTCTCGGATAGCGGCGGCCAGTGGTCGCGGCCGTTCGACCAGGCGGCGGCGGAATGGCCGGCGCGGGGGCAGTTGCACATGCTTGTCCATCCGGACTGGTGGGCCGACGCGTTCGCCTCGGTAGGGGTGGCCGCCTGATGCCATCGCTGTGGTTTTGTATGCCCGCGCACGGCAGGTTCGAGCTCGCCGCGATCTGCATGCGCCAACTCCGCCGCACCTGCGACAGCCTCCAGGCGGAAGGCGTGAACGCCACGGCGGTCGTGATCGCGGACGACGAGAACCTCGACACCGCCCGTGACCTCGGGTTCGCCACCGTTGAGCGGGACAACCGCTACCTCGCCCGCAAGTTCAACGACGGCATCCAGCTCGCCCTCGACCCGGAGCACAACCCGCACCCCGCCGACTACGTCGTCCCGTTCGGCAGCGACGACTGGGCCGACCACCGGTTGTTCCTCGATCTCCCCCCGGCGGACAGGGTCGTCGGGTGGCAGCGGCTCGCGATCGTCCGGGAGGACGGCCAGCAGATCAGCTGCCACCAGTTGGACTATATGGGCGGCGCCGGGATCCGCGTCTATCCGTCCGAGCTGATGCGGCCGTTCGGCTACCGGCCCGCCGACCCGGACCGCAGGCGTGCGATCGACACCAGCATCCTCGTCAACGTCTGCCAACACCACGGGCCGGAACGGATGCGGATCGAGCACCGCCACCTCCACGACTTCCAGATCGTCGACTGGAAATCGCCGGCGGAGCAGTTGAACCGGTACGCGGATTTGGCGGCGGTGTACCGGCCGACCGTGACCGGCGACCCGTTCACAGAGCTCGCCGGCGTCTACCCGGACGAGGCGATCGACGAGATGCGGGCGCACTACGCGAACCAGTTGGTGGCCGCGTGAACTTCCTCGGCGTGTACGAGGTGATCGGCCCGCGCGCGTACCGGGAGAACCCGCCCGGCTCGCGGTTCGAAGCGAGGTTGGACCGGAACGCGGAAGCACGCGCGGTCGAGCGTGGGAGCATCAGGCTGCTCGAGCGTGTCGCGGAAGACCTGCCGACCGGAAAATATCGGCTGCCGACGGGGTGGCCGGGAACAGAAAGGATTGACTGATGGCGAAGTACATCATCGACAACCCCGTCGTCACGATTGACGGGGACGACTTCTCGGACCACATGCGGGAAGCCACCATCGAGGCCAGCTTCAACGAAGTTGACCTGACGGCGTTCGGCTCAACGTTCAGCGACATGGGCGTTGGCGTCGGCACCGCGACGATGACGTTCGAGACGTTCCAGGACTACGCGTCCAACAGCATCGACCAGAACCTGTGGCCGATCTTCATCAACAAGACGGCGGTCGCGATCACGGTGAAGCCGACCGCGTCGGCGACGTCGGCGACGAACCCGAAGTACACGATGACCGGACGGCTTACCACGTACAACCCGGTCGGCGGTGCGAAGGGTGACGCGTCGATGGTCACGCTGACGTTCGTGAACGCGTCCCAGACCGGAATCGTCCGCAGCTTCACGTAGATGGCGGCGGCGACCGTACGGGTGAAAGGGTTGAAGGAGTTGCAGCGGGCGTTGCGGCAGGTCGACAAGTCCCTCGAGCGCGACTTGAAGGACGAGCTCAAGAAGGCTGGGGAGCCTGTCGCACGCTCCGCCGCGTCGAAGCTGGCCCGGTGGCGTGGGGCGTCCACGGACGTCAGGGTTCACCCGCTCGGGAAGGGTGTGTTCGTCCGGCAGCAGGCCAGGAAGGTCACCGGGTTACGCGGCGACTTCGGGGCGTTGCAGATGCGGGACGCGTTCATCCCCGCGTTGGACGAGAACCAACACCGGATCGTCGCGGATATCGAGGACGCGCTCGACCGGTGGATCCGGCAAGCAGACCTCTCATAGGGAAGGAAAGCGGTGGAAGCCCTCAAGATCGTGATCGACGGTGACCCGTACGAAGTGCCGATGCTCGCGTCGCTGAACATGACCGAGTCGATGCTGTTCTACGAGTACACGAAAACCAGTCCGCTCGAGATGGAGGACCTGACCCCCCCGGCCGTCGCGGCGCTCCTGCATATCGGGATGCAGCGGACGAAGCCGCAGTTGCGGGAGAACGCGATCCGCGTGACGATCGGCGAGCTCAACATGCAGGAGTTGTTTCTCCAGCTGCTCGAGGCGTTCAAGGCGTCGGAGGCGGAGAACGAGAAGGAGGAGGAGGAGGCGCGCCCCCCGACCTCACCGACGCCGCCTGGAAACGAGAGCGCAGCAGCCGTCGTCGGAAACAGGAGCGGCTCGCCGCTGTCCAGCGTGCCACCTTCCAACGGGAGTTCGGACCGCTCCCCGGACTTGTCCGACCTGAGTCCTACTGGAACCCCGGTCTAGGCCATTGGTTCAACCTACGACCCTCCGACATCCGTGACCTCACCTTCCAGCAGCTACTCGACTGCGTGGCGGCGACGCCGCGCGAACGCTGAGGGAGGTGGACCCCTCGGCTAAGAAAATTGAGGTGCAAATAGTCGGCGATGCGTCGTCGTTGCAGCGGGCGCTGAGCGACGCGACGGGGCACACGTCGAAGTTCGGGTCGGCGCTCGGGACGTTGGCGAAGACGGGGGCGCTCGCGGCCGGCGCGGCGGGTATCGGCGCTGTCGCTGTCACGTTGCGGCAGGGGATCAAGGAGTACACGGAGGCGGCGAAGGTCGCGGCGCAGACGAACGCGGTGATCAAGTCGACGGGTGGGATCGCGAACGTCACCGCCGGCCAGGTGGACAAGCTGGCTGAGTCGATGATGCGGAAGTCCGGTGTCGACGACGAGGCGATCAAGACCGGCGAGAACATGATCTTGACGTTCAAGAACATCCGAAACGAGGCCGGTGCAGGGAACGACATTTTCGATCAGACGACGCAAGCGGTGTTGGATATGGATACGGCGATGTCGCAGGGGAACGTGACCGCTGAGAGCATGGCGAAGACCTCGATCCGTGTTGGCAAGGCGCTGAACGATCCGGTGAGGGGGATGAGCGCGCTGGCGCGTGTTGGTGTGACGTTCACGGACGCGCAGAAGGAAGCGGTCAAGGCGATGGTCGAGTCCGGTGATGTGATGGGCGCGCAGAAACTGATCTTGAAGGAGTTGACGTCGGAGTTCGGCGGGTCGGCGGAGGCGATCGGGAACACGTTGCCGAAGCAGTTGAACGTGTTGAAGGAGTCGTTCAACAACTTCGCAGGTGACCTGATCGCGAAGGCGGTGCCGTCGGTGCAGCGGTTCGTGGACTTCCTGAACACACGGCTGATCCCGGCGGAAGGGTTCACCGCGAAGCTCAAGGTGGCGTGGACGGGGATCGAGGAGGTAGGCGCGGACTTGAAGGCGAAGATGACGGCCATGTTCATCGGCCAAGACGTGTTCAGCCCGCAAGAGAAGACGATGATCCATATCGACCCGGAGATCCAGATCGACTGGGGTGCTCTACGGCAGCAGTTCAAGGACGGGTTCATGTCCGCGCTCGCAGACGACAGCGCAAGCCAGGAGCTCGGGGACAAACTCATGGCAGGGCTCGAGAACGTGGCGACTCGGTTGGGCGACTGGGCGAAGGCGCAGCCGGGGAGGATCGCTGGGGACTTCCGGGCCGCGCTAAACATGGCTGACCTCTCCGCAGACTTCCAGAAGTGGATCCTGCAACCACTTCTCAGCCTTACGCCTCTCGCCCGTGCAGCGATGGATCACCTAACATTCGGTCTTATCGACGGGGTCCGAGGTCGTGGTGGGGAGTTCGTGACCACCGTGACTACGTTCATCTCGAACGGTATCCAGGCGATTAGAAACAGGTGGGGAGACGCGGCAAGCGCCGCGACAACGCTTGGCGGGAGGATCGTCAGCGGGGTTACAGGTGCGCTCGCTGGCATCGGCGGCAAGGTGATGGACAAGCTGGGGGACATCATCAGGTCGATCGCGACCACCGCGAGCAACGCGTTCGCCGCAGCCGTGGGGATCGGGTCGAGCATCATCAGCGGCGTAGTAGCCGGTCTGCGCGGGCTGTTGGGCAGCGTCGCGAGCGCCATCGTCGGAGGTGTCTTAGGTGGAATCAAGGCCGCTGGTGGTCGCTTGCACGGTTCCGGCGACTTCGAGATCACCCGTTACCTGGTCGGCGAACCGCTGGCACGCGGGATCGTCGAAGGCGCCACGGGGTTCATCAGAGCGAACCTCGCCGCGAACCTCAGCGACGTTATGCGGAAAGCTATGGACAACGCCGCCGTGCACCTCTCCGCCGCCGACGGTGGCACCAGCATCGGCGGATCGTTGAAGGGCGGCATCGACGACTTCCTCGAGGACAAACTCCCCGACAACCTCGCCCAGGTGCTCGGCCTCGCGTTCGACGCCGCCACCGCGAACTTCAGCGCCGCAGGCCTCGGCGTGACGTGGAGCCCATCGCCCGCCTCGATCGGCCCGGTGGGCGGCTACTCCGGCGGCCCGCTGATCTCGCCGTCCAGTAGTAGCCCCGCCCCGATCGTCGTGAACATCAGCGCGCCGATCGGGTCGCAGAAGCAGCTCGAGGACATGGTCGTCGGGGCGATGGCGAACGTCCGCAACCGTGGGGGGATCAGCTAATGCCGCAAGTCACAGACGGCGGGTCGGTCGTCCAGCCGATCGTGGGGTTCCACAGCATCGTGTCGAACCCGCTGGTCGCGGGTGGGGCGCCACAGGTGACGGTCCAGTCCGGCACCGTGGAGCAGGCGATCGAGGCGGCATCCCAAGCGGTGAAACCGATCTCTGGTGCGCCGGCGATAGCGAACCTCCCAACGAATGCCGTCCCCGGCAGCTTCTACGTGTTCCCCTCCCAACCCGCCGTCATCTACACGTACGGGTTCGACAACGTCTGGCGTGCCCTTCTACTGGTGGCGGTGACATAGATGGACGCTTACCGCAACTTTTCCTACTCGACGGTGGCGACCGCCCCCTCCCCCGCTACGACGGGAACGTCGCTGGTTGTGTTCGCCGGGGACGGCTCAAAGTTCCCCGCGGTCCCGTTCAACGCTGTGATCTGGCCGACGGGGCAGCATTT